AAATACTTTTCTTTCTTCTTGTATGTAACAGGCCTAAATAATACATTCATTGCTTTATGCATAGTGTCCCAATTAGGTAAATAAGAATCCAAGTCAACATACTCTCCAAAGGTCATTTCATCTAGCTTAGGTATAAAGCCAAATTCCATTTCATTTAATTTAAACATTGTTACTAGCTTAGGTTTTTCTTCAAACACTTTGTTAATGTCATTAGTAATAGAATCTATGTCAGTTGCCTTTATCATTAACACTTGCTTTAATGTTACATTACAAAATATTTCAATCATCTTTTGCTGCAAGAAAGGAGTTATCTCTTTTCCTTCTGCTACCTTTAACCAGCTTTGATACTGACTTAAAGTAATTTCACTTAGCTTCTCAGGTATAGTTATTTGGAGCTTCATATATATAAGTCGTTTAAATAGTTAAATTGATATACACGTTTTAGTATAAATAATAGTTTCCTCTGTTAGGGTTTTCTAAAACCATCATCATGACATACCTAGCTGCATCAATAGCATGATCGCCTGTTAATGGATTTGGTTTTTGTAGTGTGTTGCCTTGTTTATCTTTCATCCATACATATCCTTCTAATTCTTTTTTTAAATTCTTGCTTTTATGTGTTACAAATACTTTGTTCTGATTGATGAGGTTAATTCCATATACAATAGAATCGCGGCCTTTAGAAACTGGAAATACATCTATTCCGCTAAGTCTTATTTCTGCTATTGATTTAGGTTCTGCTGAATCTGCATATATGTTGCAGTTGATTTCATTGTTTTTAATGAAGTTCGATATATCTCTGTTTAACATTCCTGTTCTATAAAGCACCTCATCAAATATGTAAGTGTCATTGTACTTATAGAGATTAACAATACTTGTGCTATCTACTGTGTAACCAAAATCAAGTCCAGCTCCTACTAGCTTTGCTTCATTAGGTACTTCTTTAATTTCTTTCCAGTCAGGAATGCAAGCACCCTCTAATTGTCCTACTTCACCAAGACCATATACACGCCACCAATTTTTCCAATAAGTAGAAGTCTTTGCTTTATCTTTTGCCTTTTCAATTTCTTTAACTATTGATTCAGGCAATGATTCATTGTCTTTGTAAGTAAGTGTGATAAAATCTGTATCTGGTTGTCCTATTAGTTCTTTGTCTACCCAAAAGAGTGATGTTGGATTGTAGTCCAGCCAAATGTTTCCTGAGGTTCTTATTGCTAATTGTTGGTAGGCATCAAATGGAACATTATTACACTCATTGATATAAAGGTCTGTTCTTCTTGCTCCTCTTAGTTTATCAGGTTGATCGGTTGAAAAGAACTCTATATATGAACCATTGCTGAACTGATATTTTAAAGTACTTCTATTAAACTTTTTTTCTCTGTATCTATTTAGTGCTTTGAGTATTGCAATGAAGTCTTTTAAAGCTCCTCTACGTAGATGAGGTATTGATTCAGATACTACACTAATTTCTTTGTTA